CGTGATTTCGCAGCAACAGTAACTTTTTCGATTGAGAAAGCCATTTCAGCAAATCCAGCACCAACACCGTCACCGAGTGCTTCAGCAGCTGCAGTTGTCATGCCTTTACCTGTTACAACGTCACCGAATGCAGATGCACCAGTTGATGTACCATTTGGATTAGCCGCGTCGCCAGAGAAGCCTGTATTTGCTTCGTTGAAGAACGCTTCTGCACCAGCTTGGTTTGTGTACTTCGAACGCATTGCGAAGATAAGACCGGTTGGTCCTGTCATTGGCTGAACGCCAGCAATGTCGTATGCCATTAAGTTTGGCATCGCACGACGTACGAGACTGATAAGTACTGGATCATAACCAGCAACTGGACCAGTTGCGGTTGCACCAGATGTGAAGCCGTCGGCTCCAGCAGCGTTTGTTGGTGCTGCTTCTGAAAGAAGTGAACTCATTGAAGCAGACATGTCGCCTGATTCCATAAGTGCTTTCTCTGTGTTTTCAAGAATCGTAGCAGTTACGCTTTTACGATGCTGATCTGTAATTGCAGTGAAAGAGTCATGCTCGAGAACCGGGCCCCATTTTTCCACTAGCGCTTGATAGTTTGACTGTGCCATTTGATGTCTATCTCCTTGGTTAATAAAGTTCTATCTGGGTATATTTATAATTATGTGTTTTTACCGAAATATTAATTACGCGAGTTTAAGAATGCTGTGATAGCGTTAATTGAGGAATGCTCAGAAACAGGTTGTTTAACTTCTGATTCTTCTGTGAGGATTTCTTCTTCAACGACTTCTTCAGCAACTACCTTAGGTTTCGCAAAAAATGATTCTTTGAGTGTTCCTAAGTCAGCCTTATACTCATCAATATTTTCAGCGTCAAGCTTTTCAGAAAGAACTTTTAATCTCTCACGTTGTGTGATTGTGAGATCTTCAGTCATTTCTTCGAAAACTCTTTCCGCTTTAAGTGAAGCGAGGTGCTTTTGAAGTTCTACATTTTCAGTAATTTTTTCGTTTGCCGTGGCTTTAAGGGTTTCAACTTCTTCTTCCAAGCCTTTTACCACGTCAACTGTCTCTGCGTCAACTTCGATATTGTGCTCTTCAAAAAGACCTTTAAGACCGTCCATTAAGGATTCTGCCATTTCTACTTTAATGCCAGCCTCAATAGCTAGTTCGTTTTCTTTCATCCACTCTTCTACGACGTAGTCGAGATATGAATCAAGGTTATCAACGATACCATTAACGCCTTCTTCAATAGATTGATTCATCTCTGTTTCGAGACGCTCTGTTGTTTCTGCGATAACTAGGTCAGCCTTGGCTGTTGCAGCTTCATTTACTGCAGCTTCGAAAACAAGTGTTGCCTTGTTTTTGAAATCTTCTGATAGGTCCATGCCTTCAAACATTGCTGCAATAGATTCGTCGATAGAAATTACTTCTTCAACGATTTCTTCTGCTTCAACTTCTGGCGCGGCGTCCTCTTTAACAGAGCCACCTTGACCTGGAGTAACAGCGTCTACTTTATCTGCAGAGCCGTCAACAGATTTTTTAACATCTGCTTTCTTTTTCTTTACTGCGCCGCCAGCACCTGCTACTGGTTCTGCAACTTCCGCTGCTGGAACACCTGCACCGCCGGATTTTTCGACGAACTTTTCGTCTAGCTCATTTGACATATGTTCTACTCCTTTTAATTAAGCTATTCTATATGTTTACTATTTATTAAAAAATCAATTTCTAAGCGAATTAATAAAGCGTTCGAACAGCTTAGCTGCCGTGGACTCATCAACCCTTCTAACTACTCTTCTGACTTCTTTTTCAATTTCCTCTTGAATTTCTTCAATGACTTCTTCTACTTGTGGAGCTGACGGTAGCCAGTGTCCTGAAGCAATGTCATAATAAAATTCAGCGTTTTCCATAATGCCGTTTACAAAACAGTTAGGGCCTGAAGGATCTGTGACAATGTCCACTGTCGATAAGTGAAAATCATCTTGAACTTCCATAATTCCAGATTTCATTGGTTTAACTGATCCCAAGCCTCTTGTTGAAACCCCAATTTTAACATCCTCGTCCATGAAAGTTTTAACGATTTCTCCCATTGGAGTACTTAAAATTTTGGCTTTTCCAACAAAGTCGGACCCATCTCTTTTCATTTCAGTGATAAGGTGTGATACTCTATCACCATTAATGGTTGGAGTTTCTGGGTGACCAAGTTCTCCAAGGGCTCGTTTAGTTTCGATGAAGTCTTTATTATAGCGATTCATCTCATTCTCAAGAATCCCAGCAGGATAAATTCTCCCGTTACGATTCTTGATGTCTCCTTGCATAAAGATACCTTCAATGAAATAAGACTTTTTCCCAGTCGCTTCATTGAGCTCTGTAGCAATTTGAAGATCTTCTGTTACTTCAGTAATTAATTTCATTAGTTCAATCCTTACCTAAATTACAATTATATTTATAATAAATTATAATGCTTCTCTGGCAAATCCAAGAATCTCTTCAAATCCTGATTTGTCTTTTTTAACAACTTCACCTAATTTTTTTTGGTTTTGCCTTGACAAGTCCTTAAACATTGAAGTCAACGCATTAGCATCTTCCTTTTTAAGAATTACTTGAGATCCGTCTTTGAGTTTCATAGCACCTGCTTTGAATTTCATAGCTTCGTCTAATAACTCTTCGGTAACTTCAACTTCTTCCTTACGAACTTTTTTTCTGTTACGAAGCATTGCAAAGTCGTGTCCGTCAATTTTACCATTTTTATTATGGTCAATTTTCTTTTGCTTTGCAGATAACTCTTCGTCAGTCAATTCTGTTTCCTCTTTTTTCTCCCAAGGAGCTTTTTTCAAAGTAACAGCTTTTTTACCTTTTTCTGATGAGGCAGAGGCCTTAGCGAGTTTTTTCGCAAGGGAAGCTTTTTGGCTTTCGTTTACAGTTTCTTCAGTAGCCATACCTGTCATTGTTTCAGCAGTAGCATAACTATAAAGTGTTTGCATCTCTTTAGCAACACCAGCTAATTTGTTTTGGAACCATTCTTCTGGATCATTTGTTGACTGAACGTATTTTGCAATACCCATCATGTTGTGAGACATCGCGCGAAGTGCACCCATCATCATTGGTTTTTCTTCCATTGGGTTTTCTGTCAATTCTACTTCTTCTTTGATATGAGCAGCTCGGTATAATTTCATTGCTTCTTTATACTTTGGATTGTTCATCATCTGCTTTGACTCGCCAGCATCTGGGTCATCAGCAATCATGCGAACGGTTGGCTCATCAAGACTATTCTTTTTCATATATTTTTTATATGCATCAAATTTCTTTGGATCAACTCTGCCGCCGAATTTATTTTTCATAGGAGTCATGCTACGAGCAATCTCCCACATCTGCTCCACTTCTTCGTTTTTACCTTTATAAGCTAAACGCTTAGCAGCCATGTCTGAGCCTTTTCCACGTTTGTGGAATGTTTTGCGAGCATCGTCGTATGCTTTCTTTTTTTCAGGCTTACGAGCTTTTTCAGTATCGGTCATGGTATTCATAGATTTACGCATAGAATCCTGTGATTTACTATAATAGCGCTGCGCCAGATCCTTTGAAATCTCGTCCATTTGCTCCACTTCTTCGCCGATTTTTTCGACGGCCGGTTCTTTTGCAGCATATGCAGCATCGTATGTAGATGCATCAGGCTCTGTAGTTTTAGATGGCTTGCCTGCAATATCACCTGTGAACTGATGGTCTAGTGCGACAGGATGTTTCTGAACTTCGTAAGTATGCTGGTCGATGAACCGTTGTTCATCCGGAGAAATAGGTTTAGCTACTTCACTGACCATTTGCTTGAAGGATTTCATTTTATTTGTCTCCTAAGAAAAATTTAGTTTTATTAATGTATTTATCCATTTATATTATTTGCTGACGCTTCCTGCTCTTGTTCAGGCTCTGAATCGTCTTCCGGTTCCTGGGCTGCGGCTAACTCAGCTTCTTCTTTTGATTCTGATTCTATTTCTTTTTTCATGTCTTTTATTTCATCTTCGGTCATGCGCAATACGTTTTTGCGTACCCAATCTCTAGAATAATAAACGCCAATGGCATCTTCAACGTCTCGCAACGTCGTGAGCCTTTCACGCTGAATTTCAGCCTCTTTTAATTCTTCAAAATAATTGTCTTGGATAAAGTCATATCTAAGATCGTTTTTGATTTCCATAAATTCTTCAGGAGTCATAATACCTTTAAGCACTAATTGCTTTTCAAGTACTTGAGTAAAGAGAGTAGAAAAACGAGATCTTACTCTTTTAACGAATTTACCGAATTTCATTTCATCACGAGTAATTTCTGAAACGCGACCAAAGGAATACATTGTCTCTGGCTCTAAACGTGATAAAGGAACTTTAAGCGCTTTAAACAATTTGCGCTGGAAATACTGAAGATTTTGATCATCTGTTAAACCGGCAGCGGATCCGCCTGGCATCGTATCAACTTCAGTTGTTCTTTCACCACCGCGACGAGGAAACCAAAAGTCCTCAGTCATTGTCATCATTTTACGCGAGTCTGTAACTTCGCCGGTTGAAGAGTTATATTGCAGTTTATTCTTATGGCGAACCATCATGTCTTTTATATACTGCTCAGCTTTCGATTTAGGTAAGTTACCAACGTCAATATAGAAGACTCTTCTTTCAGGAGCTCGTGTAATTGTGTAAATGATTGTCGCATCTTCCAACATCCTTAACTGATTTAATGGTTTAATAGCGCCATGTAGGTACGATAAAACAAGAGCGTTATTTTCGCTCATTAAACCAGATGTTACTCGAGCTATTGAGTCTTTTGCAATTTTAAAGCCTTGCGTGCCTGATTGCATGGTACCTTTATTACCGCCAAAGCCATTTTCAGAATACATATAGTATTCAGCTTTAGTTCTCTTTACAGGAATACCTGAGTGTGGATCCTTATCTTTCTTATCCATTTCACGAATAAGTTTAAGTTTACGAGGATCCACGTAGCGCAATTCCTTGATACCGTCTTTAATGTTTTCGTTATCAATAATTACGTGGTAGCTGATTCTTCCGTCAACATAGAATTTGCTAAACATATCGTAACCTTGAGACGTAAAGTCAAATAGTTCCATTACGTTATCAAATTCTTCTTGAACTTTATCTTTTACTTTGTCGGGCAGGTCAACACCATCTAATAGTAATTCAACGACTTTATCGTCAATGTCAACACTAATAGAT